TGAAGAAGGCCATGGATTCGTCGAGGAATCTCTCGAACAGTTTTTTGGAGAAGTACATTTTGATGAGGTGTTGATCTGAGGGGGAGGTGAAGAGCATGACGAAGGTATTGGTTTCCGGGTGGTGTTTGAACCAGAAGTCGAGTTCTTCATTGACCGAGGGCATGGGTTTTCTCATATCTTGATCCCCCTTTTCGAGAGGTATGCCAGAACTATTTCAATGGCCCCTGCCTCTCCCCATGAGCCAAAGAAGGCGTTTAGTGCCCTGCAGATCATGCGGGAGTTTTCTTTTGTGTATCCTAGTTCGGGAACGATTCTATCAATAGTGGGTGCCCGAGGAGACAGTTGTTTGTTTTTGGACAGGAGTTCAAAGTTTGCTCCTGAGAGTTCACAGGTTCCTTTTTTGAGTCTTACGCTGATCCACTCGATATCGAGTTCAAACTCCAGTCCTTTCTTTCTTGACCTATTCCTTGCTGCATGAAAGAGTCTTGCCGCTCTGGTTTTGAAATTAGTTCTGAGTTTTCGTCTTGTGCAGGTTTTGCACCGATAGAGGTATCTTGTTCTTTTGACTCCGCTATCCCAGAAGAACTGGAAGTGTTTGGTATCGAGCGGGAGTATTTGCTTACAACTGTTGCATTGGAAGGTTTTTATTGGTGCTAGTCCTTCTTGCGTTTTTTGTCCAAAAGCAAGGCGAGCATGGTGGTTAGCCCCACTCCGAAGAGGAATGCAAGGAAGGTGGGGTTCAGCAGTATGAGCCCCGTATTGTAGGTTCGTTCGTATTCAACTGGCACAAGGTCGTACCCTGGTCCCTCGATAACAACCCGAACGATTGGGATTCCTCTTGTATCAACTTTGATGATATCTGACTCAAGTTTTGAGACTTCGCATCCGGGCATGGCGAGGAAGAGTATGGTGATTGCGAGTGCGGTAATGGCGAAAACTATTATGAGGTCAATAAAGTCTTGGTGTGGTTTGAACTTTATTTTCAAGAGCCTCCCGTGAAATGAAAGAGGAGAGGGGAGCAGGATACCGCTGTTAAGACGAAGGCTCCCCTCTCCGGGGAAACGATCAGGGCCGTGGAGTGTTGCTCCCTGACCGCTTGGAAATCTCATTTTGAGCGATCCCCCTTGCGTAGAGGAGTCGTTCTTTTTGCTTCATGTTTGTAATGGCTTGCTCTTGAGTTTCTGCGAGAGCCCTATCGAGGGTATGCCTGATTTCTCTAAGTTGGGCCATGCCGTAGTTTGTTGCATTATTTTTCTTAGCAGTCTTTTGAGCGATCTTTTTGGAAGATCTTTTCTTGCTTCGTCGTCGAGAGTTCGCCATATTTTGTGAACACCTGTCCATAGTTTGCAGAGGAAGAGGGTGGTTTCTTTTTCTAACTTCAATCCATGCAAAAGCAGATCAATGAACCTGAAAGGGTAACTGTTTTTTTTAAGCCACACAGCAGAGTCTTCTGCTTGGTAAATGGTTTTCTTGTCTCCGGCTTTTACCCACAGTTCCAGCGTGGATGGTACTCCATTTTCGAATGGGATAAAGAAACCAAGTTTGTATGATTTACCATTGGGGGATTGGTAGGTCTCCAGATGGTAGACCTCTAGCCCGGTTTTTGTTTTCATGGGTGCCTCGCCTTCTGAGTGGAATATACACCTTTTTGTTTTGTTTTCAATAGCGTAGGATCCGTGTTCAACATGGTTTAGGAAGTGAAAGTTGTTAGTGAGAGACCTTCCAAAGAAAACCAAAGATCTTGACAAGGTTGCCAGCAGAGTCCTGAAGAAGGTGGAGAACAGTGCTGATGCTGGGGCCATGTGGCTTACGGGTCTTGATCCTGTACGCAAATATCAACTCATTGATTTTTCTGGACAACTATCCCAGTTGGTCCCCATGAATCAGAGCCACATTTCAGAATCCAAGTTCATCAAGAAACTGGCTAATGCTGGTCATTACGAACCTGCAATCAAGATGCTCAAGAGGTTGGTGGGTGATCTCCAGGGTTGGATTGGACCCTACGATATATGGTGGGCACACAGGTACTGCCACTACTACGTCATGTATCTCCGTCAGGGTCACAACGAGGACGAATCAAAAGAGAAGGTTGCTGAAAAGCTCAAGTTCAAACTCAGCAAACTCCTGTCTCGGATCTCTCGCAGGGACATTCACTCTCTTGTCAATATGTTGTTGCTCAAGTCTGCAGAAGAGTCTGAGGGTCATATTGCTATGGGTGTGGCGATTCGTGCCAGTGAGGGTTCGGTCAAGGACACGGAGTTGTTCTATCGTTATGTGAAGCGGAAGGATGCAGACCTGGGTGGGGACAAAGAGTTAGATCCGACAATAATGACGGAGGAGGAACTCCAGTCGCACATCAAGAAGATGAAGAAGCAAATGGGCATGTCGAGTGATTCGGAAATGATAGAGGAGTCTACTGATGGGTGAGGCTTGTCCACGTTGCAAGAGACTGGAAATCAAGAGTTGCTTGAAGACCTGTGAGGTTCCAGCAACAAGCAGGTCTGGATCAAAGGCTGGCGAGATCTTCCGTTGTGAAAGGATTATCCAGAAGTCTGGGAAGTCCAGAATGTGCGGATACTGGAGGTGGCACTAGCATGGAGCATGACGATCTTGTTGGCGAATATAAGGAACTCAAGGAACGGGTGCATCTTTACAAGGAAGCCCCCTTCTTCTTCTTTGAGCCTTATGGTCAGCAGGAGAAGTTTCTGCTTGACCCTGCCCAGATTCGCCTGATTACCGGGGGCAACCGTACAGGCAAGTCCACGGTTGGTGTTGTTGAAACCCTGTCTCACTGCATGGGATTCAGGCATGACGGAACCAGGAGGAACCTGCCAGTTCCACCAGTGGACATTCTTGCAATGGTCAATGATCGTCGCAAAGCGGTGGACAAGATCCTGATGAAGAAGATCAGGGAACTTTCGGTCAGGGGGTGGATCGAGCATATCAAGAACGGGACGGACGGATACCCGGAGATCCTTCGTTTCTCGACAGGTTCAAGGCTCTACATCGGTTCTTATATGCAAGACCCTTCCACCTACGAGGGTCACGACTGGCATGGGGTCTGGTTTGATGAGCCCCCCCCGAGGCCAATGTTCGTGGCGGTTCGCCGTGGTTGTTTGGATCATGGTGGCCGAATCTGGTTCACCTTGACCCCTCTGAGCTGTCCTTGGATTTACAATGAGATCTACGCAAAGGCAGACGGCATAAGGATTTCCGACTTCCATCTGGACCTGATGGACAATCCCTATATTCCCGAGAAGGAGAAACTCTCTTTCATGGAGGATCTGACTCCCGAGGAGATCGAATCCAGGGTTCACGGCAAGTTCAGCCATTTGTCTGGTTCGATCTTTCCCGAGTTCGGGCGGGACGTTCATGTGATTTCAGGGTTTGAGATTCCAGAGTCTTGGCCTCGTTTCTTGGTGATGGACCCGCATGATCGTCGTCCATGTTACATGGCATGGTTTGCCATCAATCCGAAGAACCAGTTGTTCTGTTACCGGGAGTGGCCGCACGATCCTTTCCATTCGATCAAGACCTGCAAGAATTCGGTGAGGGATTATGTTTCAATCATTCGGACAGAGGAGGGCAAGGAGTCGATCTATGAAAGAATCATTGACCCGAACTTCGGTCGTACACCTTCGGTGTTTACAGGTAGGACACTGATAGAGGAGTATGAGGAGCATGACCTTGATTTTTATTCGGAGATCAACAATGACTTGGCACTGGGCCACCAGAGGATTCACGAACTTTTAAGGACTGACATTGGTGAGCCGAAGTTCTTTGTCTTCGAGCATTGTCATAACATGGTCTGGGCATTTGAGAACTACACCTGGAACCAGAAGGATATGGAGTCGGAGTATGGTGCGAAGGAAAGACCGGGTGACGCTGGCAAGGATATGATAGATACTATCCGCTACCTTCTGGACTTCGAGCCGACATACAGCATGGGGCAAATAATAAAGTCAGAAGAGAACTTGAATCTTGGGGTTACGGGGTACGGGGGTTAAATGGAACAACATCCAGAGAGCATGGGGATTGACCTTGCTCCACGAATCAAAGACGAGACTGTTGTTGATCTGGTTAAACAGGTCGAGAAGGCAGTGGGGGACCGTTCTCAGTGGGAGAGCAAGCAGAGAGTCTTTTACGAGAGACGCTTTGGTATCCGTGGGGAAAAGAACTTTCCCTGGCCCGGTGCTTCCAACATCAACATCCCCCTGATCGACAAGACGATTCGCCGTCAGAAGCCGATCTATGTGAACGCAGTCTTCGGAGTGAACCCTGTCCTTTCGATTGAGACGCTTGGAGAAGCTGACCCCGAGAGAGCCAAAAGGATCGAGAGTTTCTATGACTGGTTGATTCGTTACCGGATGGGTCGTTGCCGTGAAACCCAGATTCAATCAATCGACCACTTCCTCACTTACGGTCAGTCTTACGTCAAGGCGGTCTGGGATCACGAGACCGAGAGGAAGACCAGAACACTGGATCTATCTTTCCTTCCTGAAGATGTGGACCGCAGTGAAGTGACGGACGAGGACTTCATTCAACTGGCTCCACAGATGGGGCTTGACCTCAACAACAAAGATGACCGTGTTGCTTTCGAGTCTGTCCTCAAGCAGTTCCGTGACGGCAAGGAGTTCTTGAAGGTTTCCCTGCAGATAGTGAAACAGAACGAACCCGCTTGGCACTTCGTTGATTCAAAGGACATTGTGGTTCCATTTGATTCTTCCGACGACATTGACTCGTTGCCCTGGATTGCTCACCGTATGTTCCTGACCCCAGCAGAGATCAGGGCTAGAGGTATACAGGGAATGTATGACTCTGACGTTGCCAAGAAAGTAGCGGAGGGATCGAAGACCTCGGAGATTGCCAGTCAGGGTAGTTCCTATGTGAACACCGCCAGGACTGCCAGAGAGGGCGTTTCCGCTACTTCTGCAAGTGGTTCACACATTGAGGTTTACGAGATCTATTTCCACCATGACATCAATGGGGATGGCTTAGAAGAGAAGTGCGTGATGACCATCAGTGCCAAGGGCAATGAGGTCTTGCGTCTGATCGAATATCCCTACGAGCATGGTGAATGGCCCTTCACTCGGTTCGTTTATGAGATCACCGAGCCTCGCTGGTACTCCCCTCGTGGGATTCCCGAGATGCTGTATGACCTCAATGCTGAGATCAATGCCCAGCACAATGCCAAACTCGACCGCATGACGATTCAAAATGCTCTGACCTTCAAGGTTAGAGAGGGTTCCATTCGCAATCCTTCTCAGTTGCGTTTCCGTCCGGGTGGTTACATTCCTGTCAGGCGTATGGACGACATACAGCCCATCACACATCAGGTCATGGATTATTCATTCGAGGCTGAAGAGAGAACGCTCAAGGCTTACGCCGAGGAGTATGTTGGTGTTCAGGATTTCGGGATCTCCAATGTGAATCAAAAGGTTGAGAGAAGGACTGCGGCAGAGGTTCAGGAGATTTCTCGCATGAGCCAGATGCAAGCAGCTCTTGATCTCCAGATCTTCCAAGAGTCCATGAGGAGATTGCACCGTCAGACTTTGTTCTTGTGGGCGCAGTATGGAGATATGTCGATTATGTTGAACATTGATGGCAGAGAACCTGTCATGTTCAACCGCTGGGATCTCTACTCTGACTTCGATCTGATCCCGACAGGCAGACTGGACAACCTGGATTCGAGGTCTCGTGCCCAGAAGAACTTGGCAGATATGCAGGTGGCTTCTTCTCCGACCTTTTCCCCCTTCGTCAACTCTTACGAACTTATTCGTGACTACTTCGAGAACAGTGACTACCGTTCTTCGAGCAGGTTTTTGAGGGCACCGGGGATCATGGAAGCGGATGCGGCCAGCGAACAACTGACCGAGATCCAGTTCATGCAGACGATGAAGCAGGTTTCTCCGGTGGACCAGGGTGACGCACACCAGATTCACATGGAGGTTTTGCAGCAAGCGATTCAGGCCAACATGGAAAATCAGGAGTTGGTCTTGCTGATGACTGGTCACTTGGCATTGCATATGTCCATGCTTGGAGACAACTCAATGGTCGAGCAGTTGCAGCAACAAGGGGCGCAGGTTCAGCAGCAGGGGACAAGGATCTACATGGAGTTCCCCGATCCGGAACCAATGGCACAGGGTCCAGTTCAAGGGGCACCCCAGGAGGCTCCACCACAGGAAGCCACACCTCAAGAAGAACCGCAGCCTGAGCCTGAAGGTGAGGTGGTTGCTTGAAGATCGAGCAAGTGCTTGAGGAGTACAATCTACAGACCAAGGAGTTCAAGGCGTATTGGGACGGCCTGGAAGAGGAAGGCGCACCTCAAGCCTTACTGGGTCGGAGGAGGGCAGAGGAGCAGAGAAGGCTTGAGTCTTTTATAAGGGAACAGGGGTTGGCTTTTATCGAAGCAATCCTTGAGCCTCTTCGGGAGCAATACCTTTCAACTGCCTTGACTGCCAGTGACCCCAAAGACATTTACGAGTCTCGTGGTGCCTATATGGTATTTGACGATATCGTAAACTACCTCTTGAATCTTTGTGCAGATCAGGAATAGTATTGACACGCACCCCAGTTTGGGTGTAACAAAAACCTAAATCTCCTAAAGGGGGTTGTTTGGAAGAGAAGAACACGGGTGTAAGTGGTGTCCCCGTCACCGATTCGGGTGTAACTGGTTCCCAGGATTCCAGTAGTGTTTCCCCGAACACAACAGAGGCGCAAACTCCTGCGAAACCTTTTGGTCACGATGCACCAGCCTCGGACGCATCGCCGGGAACAGGGGATCGAAGGATTCCTTATGACCGTTTCAAAGAAGTTTACGACAAAATGAAAGGGTACGAGGCTCAGATACAGAGCCAACCAGGAACTCCAGTACAACAACAGGGTGCGGTGCCTGACGCAATCGACGATGAGATCAGTCGGTGGACAAAGATAGCCGAGGAGAGTTTCGACGATCCTCGAAAGTCTGTGGAAGCTGCTGATAACATTGCGAAGTTAAGGGCAACGCAGATCTCAGGTCAGGCGTTACAGGGACTCATGCAAGAGCAAGCAAGAGCATCGGCTGTTCAACAGTTTGATATGCAGAAGCAGCAAGCGTGGGTTCAGGCACTGACAGAGTACCCCGAACTCAACAACCCCCAGTCGGACTTTTACAAGGAATCTGAGGCTGAATACCTCAGTGATCCGGGTCTTCAGGAACTCTCGTCTGGAATGTTGAGGGCAGCAGAATCTACGTTTGCAAGGTTAGCACGTTCAGGTGGTGCCCCTTCTAGTAGCCAGCGTTTGGAAGGTGGGGTTCGCCCTGCCCCTCAGACGACACCACAGGCTGAAGAGGCGGCAGACCGGGCGGGGATTCAACCGGGCGATCAAAACTCGTTGTTGCGGTACTTGGAGAAACATCAACCCTGGAAGGACTCTCGTTAGAGCCAGTGCCCATAAAAGGACACAAAAATGGCTATTATTGTTGGTGCTGAACATACCGCTGATCATCTGACAACGACTATCAGAGAAGATCTCTCTGATGTCATCACGATGATCTCGCCGTATGACACACCGTTTTTCTCCATGCTGCAGACTGTTGCAGCAACTTCGACAAAGCATGAGTGGATCAGGGATAGTCTCACTGCGACTACTTCTGCTGGTGCCCTTGAGGGTGACCAGTTTCTTGGTGTTACGCTGGTTGATCCGACTCGTGCAAACAACCACACGCAGATTCTTCGCAAGGACTTTGCTGTCACGGGCACGAACGAGGCTGTCACCCATGCGGGTATGGCTTCTCAGTTCTCGTATCAGATGATGAAGGCTTTGCGTGAGTTGGCTCGCAACACTGAACAAGCGTTGCTGTGTCAGAAGGATGCTGGTACTCCTGCTGGTGCTGGTGGTACTGCTCGCACCATGAACGGTCTCTACCACGAGATCTTGGACGATGCGGTGGATAACTTCATCTTCGATGTGATCGGCACAGATGGCACTGGTGCCCCGGTGACTTCTGGTACGGCACTTCAACTTGCTGAAGATGACTTCAATGCTCTGTTGCAGAGAATGTGGACGGCGGGTGTTGCACCTGACACGATCCTTGCTTCTCCGGCAGCGAAGAAGGACATCACGGCATACGCTGGTTCTTCGATTGCTCGTTTCAATGTTGGCAAGAACGATCTCGTTTCAAATGTCATGCGGTACGAAAGCGATTTCGGCACTGTTGATGTTATTCTTGAGCGTTTTGGCCCAACGGGTCACGCAACTCCTGACGGTGACGAGGGAAGAATCGCTACGGTCGCTGCCTCGAAGACTGCTTTCGCTTTAGAGCGTCAGCATCTTCGCAAGGCGACCCTGCGTCCAACTGTTGCCGAGCGTCTGCCGAAGAGTGGTGACTCCGAGCGTGGCATGGTTCTCCATGAACTGACTCTTGAGGTTGCTGCTGTCGGTGCTGCTGGTGCTTGGGTAAACATCCTTGACGACTAGCAAGTCTACGAATGGTAGGGGGGTCGCCAAGGTTGCGGCCTCCCGTCCATCTCCTACTGGTTATGTCAAAGGGCAGGCTGAAGAGAGAGTTCTTCGGGCTGTTATGGATACTTGGTTCAAGAAGTACCCTCACGAGGTAAAGCAATTTCTCAAGGAAGTTGATCTACTTCGTCAGACGAAACATGATCCAAAAGGTATGAGTCTAAATGGCGACCTGATGATGGCCGCTGTAATCCCCACCCGTCCTTGGATACTCGTGAACGCATTGCTTCCCGAGTTCTGGAACAGCGGTGGTTCAAAAAAGTTCATTCGGATGTTTTCCAGGTTCGACCTGAAAGACCCGAAGTAAGGGGTAAACGATGGCAATCACAGCGACTTGGCATACTCGTCGTGGGGCAAGTGCAGGGATATTGGAAACGACAGCAATTACAAGTGCGGTTTTCGGTGGGCTTGATGACGAGGCTCTTACTGCAACAGCCGACCCCATTGCAGCAGGTGCCAACAGTATCAGGCGTTACTTTGTTGTTCGTTTCACTGAAACTGTTGGAACGGCCTCTGTCATAGATAACATAGTGATAGACAGAAGTGACTCCACTGGAAGTGGTACTATCATTGACGGTCAAGACACAACTATGGATGCCCAGGCTGGTTTGGATTACGCATTTGAGTCCGTGGTGGCCTTAACTTCTATCACAGCGTTGGGAGTATCTGGTGGCGGGACGAGTATTCTCCTTACCAACACAGGTGCTTCTCTCAGTAATTCAGCCGAGGATTCCCAACAGTTTGCCATTCAAATAGACACTGGTGCTAATGCTGTAGCTGGCAATAGTGACTTGATCCTTCGATGCTCTTTTGACATCATTGCCTAATGTTCACTTGGCAGGGGATAACCATCTCCGGCGAGAAGATCGAGTCCGAAGGTAAGGGGCAGACTTTCGCCCGTGAGCATAAACTCCGTTCGATAATCATAAGGGGTCCAGGTGTGGAGATCCCCTTTATGATCGAGATACCCATTGGTTCAGAGCCAATAATCTTTGAACGCCATAGCACTTCCCTGACAACAGGCATTGATCTTCCCGAAGAAGACGGTGTGTTGTATTTTTTCGGCTGGGAGAAGGATGGTAATCGTCATTTCTGGGAGTTCGGTGGCGACAAGATAACGCTACATGAGGAATAGGACTGGGGGTGTTGTGGCTACGGTAGAGATAGCGAGAACTTCCCACCCAAGCATTAATGGGAGGTTCTAATGCCCTCACTGTCCGTCGTCTTCGATCCAGACAATCTGGCTCCGGGCAACGGCATACCGGGTACTGGCTTCTACGCACTCGGCTTCGAACACACGATCAACAAGATCAAAGTCATCAAGACGAACTCGTCTGATCTCACATTGAATCTGTGCGTCGGGCAGCTGAAGACAGACATCTTCGGCGAGAGCTGCACATTCGCACTCCAGGGTGACAAACCGAAGACATTCGGAGACGTATCTGACGGATCAGATATCTCGGCGTGGAAGAGCTGGATTCATCCGGTGAACGAAGCGGCACAAGTGACTTCGGGTGATCGTCCGTCTTATGTGTCGAGCGAGAGCTGCATCTTGTTCGACGAAGGTGAGGACATGGATCTCCCTTCGAGCCTCTTCCACTTCGGTGCAAGCGACGAGTTCACGATCTTCGCAGCACTTGAAGAGATCACAATGAACAGCAGCAAAGAGGCTCACATCTTGGGTCGGCTCAACGGAAGCACGTCCGCATTCAGATCCACATTCGGTATCGATAATCAGAAGTTCTTCATCCGTGATGAGGATGAGAACGAGGAAGATGATGGCACCTACCCGACGAGCGATTCGATAGTCATGATCTCGCACCACAGTAACAGTCGGGTCTGGGGGTATATCAACGGAGAAGAGATCCTCAACGTCACGTCACTCGATGGCGACTTCAACTTTGATAGAATCAATCTGAGTGAACACCGATCAGGCACCGGCGGCTCAGGCACGATCAAACTCAACGAGATGCTGGTCTTCGACGAATCGATCACGACGATGGGTGCAACACAGCGAATGGAGATCGAAGGATACCTCGGCCATAAGTGGTCAATGAACTCATCACTTATTCAGTCTGATGGTTCAACGGCGCATCCGTATGTCTCAACAGATCCTAGAGGATCGCACACGGCGAGAGTTCTCGGTTCAGATCTCGCAACGACGAAAGTCTTCACCGGCTCTGATAGCGTCACGAGTCCACCGTCGTTCACAGCTGAAGACACATGGGATGAAGTCGGAGCAGCTTCTGGCGCGGGTGGTGACATCGATCAGACAGTCTCCGCAGATGAATATCTCCAGGTCGTGTGTGAAGACAAAGACGAACCCGGCCCAGTTCTGATGATTGTCTACTTCACGGCAGGTTCATAATGGCTGTAAGCATCGTAACGACTGCAGTCGGAAACGGTGGCAACGGCAACGTCACCAGTCTGAACGGAGGAACCGCAGCGACTACCGTCGCACCCGGAGATCTCGTCTTCGTGCTCTGTGGAGGTGGTGACAAGTCAGACGGCGTACCATCTGGAAACAATGCAGCGAACTCCCCTGCTCAGGCCAGTGGTAATAGCAGAAACTCTTCGGCGGCATTCACTCTTCTCGAAAATGCACAGAATGCCGATGTCAGACTGTCCGTCTTCGCACGGATTTGGACAGACGAAGATCCAGATGATGATCAAGTCGATTCAGGCAGCGGCTGGGACTCTGGTGGTCAGGGCTACGGATTCCAGGTCATCGTATTCCGCGATCACAACGTCTCGGTAGTCGGCGACATAGTTGAAGGATCTGCAGTTGGCCCGTCTACCGGCGCAACGATGTCAACGACCGAACCTTCGATCCCCGGTGGTTGGGGTGCAACAGAGTCGAACAACTGGATCGCATTCTTCGCACAAGCCAGAGATTCGAACTTCACGGGTCAGCTCCCTGCTGCAGATGGATCAGAGAACGACGCATTCTTCGAACCGCTACCAGAGACAGACACAGGTCGTGGCTCGCTCGGTATGAGCACCGGACTCAATCAGACTCGTGACACAGTGGTCGTTCAGGCAACGACGAGCAACACAGGCAAAGAGTGGCGAACATTCATCGCTGCCTTCGAGACTGCGGCTGGCACCACAACTTCAGCCGGGACTCCAGTAACTATCACAACATCGTATGCGGTTAAGTCTGGCGATACGCAGACTATTACGACATCGTATGTGGTCACTTCTGGGGATACGCAAACCCTTACGACATCGTATGCAGTAAAAACCACTGGAACCCAACAAACTCTCACAACCTCTTACGACGTAACTTCAAGCGACACAAAAACCTTAACGACATCCTATGCAGTCCAATCTGAAGACACTCAAACTCTCTCAACGTCTTATGCAGTAAAAACCACAGCAACCCCAGAAACAATCACTACGAGTTATGCGGTCAAGACTACAGGAACACCGCAAACAATCACGACTTCTTACGATGTAGCTTTTGGTGACACTCAAACTCTAACAACATCTTATGCGGTCGAGTCGGGTAACACGCAAACCCTGACAACATCTTATGCAGTAAAGACCACTGGCGATGCGGAAACTGTAACAACTTCTTATGATGTCAAACTTGATGGCACTGAGACTGTCACGACTTCTTATGCAGTTACATCAGAAGACTCAGCCACTATCACTACGTCTTATGCAATGGCTGGCACTATTACTCCAGGTTCAGCAACCCTAACTACGTCCTATGCAGTTGAGACTAGCGACACTGAAACTGTAACTACGTCTTATGCGGTTGAAGTTACGGGAAACACAGAGACTCTCACCACTTCGTATGCCGTCCAGTTGTCTCCTGCTGGTGAAACGATAACCGCAGCTTACGCAGTAGTAACTAGTCAAGGCCCAAGTGTCCCTCTTAATACAAGCTACAAGGTTAGCGACACCGCTACACCGGAAACTGTAACTACTAGTTATTCAGTATCCATTCCAACTGCTTCCCCAGAAGTAGTAGTAGTTAAATCATTGGACATGATTCCGGTTGGAAGTGTTGAACAGGGTAATGTTGAAACTCTTACGTTTGAGCCAGAAGAAGATCAGTCTCAGTTTGCTGGTCAGCAGCTCATTTTGATCGTTGGTGGTGTTGGTGGCACAAGAGCTGGTGGTAGTGTTGGATCAACTTTCGATACCACATTCTCTTATCCAGATTTCAATGCGTATTTTGACGATGAAGGTAGCGATCAGGAAGTTGCCAGTGAGGTTTTTGTAGTCGCTCATGTTTCAGGTGGCCGATGGCGAGGAACGCTCTCTTGGATGGGTGTTAGGACCATCACGAGTTCCGAGCCAACCAGCTATTCGTTCACTGTCAATTTTGACAGGGATGTAGGTAGTAACTCCTCAGATGCTGCCGGAAACATAGCCGGTGGAATCTTGATAAGGGTCAACAATGTTGTTGATGCCTTTACCGGGGCAACTAAAAACTGGCTTCTGACAGCAACAAGTCAAGGCGCATCCGGGGGTACTACCAGCCAAGTTGCACTTGGTAGCACTGACGAAAACTTCACAGGTGAAAACAACATAGCTCTTTTGTTTGCTGGATTAGATAGGATTTATTCTGACGCAGCAACGGGTGGGGCTAGTTTTAGTTCTTTCCCTTCACTGGCAACGGTAGAGCTTTATGATGATGGGCTAGAAGGAACCGGGGCTCAGAATCCAACTGAGCAACAATCTTTTGCTCAGGCTTTTGTAGGTTATTACTTAACAGGATCCGAAAGCACAAGAACTACTCTATTTTACAATGCCGATCAAAGTCGCTTACCCGCTAACAATCGTCGTAGAAATATATCTCTTTTAGAGATACCTTTGTCTGGAGGGCTGCCAAGGCCAACCACCTTGGTAACTTCCTATTCTGTCGCCCTTGACAATCAGGAAACGATCACCACTTCTTATGCGGTGTCCACCCCTGGTCACGTTGCAGATGATAACTTAAATACAAATTATGCAGTCGAGGCTGGTAACGAGAAAACAGTAACAGCTTCTTATGCTGTTAAGACGACAGGCACACCGGAGACAGTTACAACTTCTTATGGTGTAGAAGCCCCCGGAACAGAGAAGACTCTATCCACTTCTTACGTTGTGGAATCAGGGCATGAAGAAGAGATCTCAACCAGCTATGCCATTACAACGAACACTGACTTGCCATGCTCTTACGGGATTAAGGTAGATGGGCTTGCAACTGTAACAGCGTCTTATGGCATTAAGATCTCGGATGAGCAAACAGTTACAACGTCTTATGATGTTGGCTTTTTTGAAAATGTTGCCAAGATAACAACGTCTTATGCCATAACTGGGGTGACTTATGCAGGTACTGCAGCAGAACTTCATACGAAGTACGCTGTTATAAATGAGGCGCATTTAGGTTACAAAGCGTTTAGACAACTCTCAACTCTTCGGCAGAAGGTTAAGTAAATGAAGACATTCGGAGACATAACCAGCGAGATCCTTCGCCTTGCTAATCGCACAGACGAGGACAAGAAAACTGTAGTAAAGGAAGCAGTCAACAGGAGATACAAAGAAGTTCTGCAGTATTACAACTGGCCTGAACTCCTCCAGGAGATCACCGTGACAGCAACCACGGAGATCGTGGGGCTTCCCCAGAATGTCGCCAAGATCATAAAGGTCTATGACAGAACAAATAACAGAGTCGTCGTGCCTCTCCCAGATCAGGATTTGACAGAGAGATATGTCAAGGACATTGGCGGTGCTGGGAATCCCCAGTATTACTCTCGTCTGGGCAATCGAGGGGTTCTGACACAACCTTCCGCAGCCACTACTCTCAAGGCTGTATCCGATGCCGGATCAGATGCGGGTAGTTACAGGGTCCGTGGGTATGACGCTAATGGACTGTTGGTTGAAGACGAGCAAGCCATTGGGATCGAGACTGATCGCACCTTCACTTCGATTCTTCATTTCAGCAAAAGCATTCCAACTGCCGGAGTAATCTCCCTACAAGACAATACTGGTGCCAGCACCTATGCACGATTAGCCCGTGAAGAAAAGGTAGCTCGATACGCAGTCATCAGACTCCACCCGATCCCCACCTCTGTTTCCCTGCACATTACGCACTCCACCAGGGTCAGTGATCTGGACGACGATGAGGACGATCTGCTCCTCGACTGTGAACACATTTTGGTGGTTGGTGCTTTCAGCGATTTACTCCGCAACCTTCGCCAGTTCGCCCAAGCAGAAGCAGAAGAGTTACGTTTCCAATCTCTCCTTGAGGGGTTCCTTCGTGACAGGCTGGGTTCTGATGGTACTTGGGCTTTTATGCCTGACATGAACAAGAGAACTGCGAGGGCTTGATGCCAGTAGATCCCAGAGTTTTCCAGCGCAGGTCTCAACTGCTCGATTCACCTGTGGGTTCGTTTGAACTTGACAGTCTTTCTGGTGGTATGAACACGAAGGTTCACCCCACGAGGATTGGACCGGACGAGGCTGCACTCATTCAGAACTTCTTTATCAAACAGGGAGCGTTCGCTGAGAAGAGGGCTGGAACCATAGACAAGTCGGGCACTGAAGTAACTGATACGGTATCTGGTGTTGTGGATAGGCCGACTGGCAAGACCTATGCAATGGGGCAGTATTATCCATCTTCTGGTGCTGTCGGTAATGAAATGCTTATGAATGTTGGCGAGGAGTTCCTTTCCTGGGATGGCAAGGGAACTGCGTCAAGCAACTGGATTCAGATAGCGAAACCGAGTGGTTTCGAATTTCCTGCCACACGGGGAAAGATGCGTATGGTTCAGGTGTTTGATTTCAATGAAACTATAAAAGATCAGTTATACATACTGGAAGAAGGTAGCACCAAGATTCTCAAATGGTCTGGTGGTGCTTTAGAGGTGGTTGGTGGCTCTGGTGGTCTTGACCCTGCTGCTGGAAGAGACGCTGTGTTCTGGTTGTCTCGCCTATGGGTGGCAGGTGGAGTAGAGGACGAGAACGGATACATCTATTTCTCCAAGATTGGTGAGCCGAATCGAATCGACAAGTCTGCAGGTTACTTAATCAACCCCACTGACGAGACGATGCGGATTGTCCCCTTCATGCAGAATGGTCTCTTGGTTTTCCAGAGGAACTCGATCTGGATTCTGGACATAGATCAAGCCAACTTCGGAGATCTGACCTTTGACGCTACCAGCATCATGCCGATCAACACGGACATTGGCACCGTTGCCCCTGACTCCGTGGTGCAAGCAGGTCACGACTTCTTCTTCCTCAGTCGTCACGGTGTCCACAGGTTAGCGAAGACGGAAAGGGATCGTCCCCTTGGTGTGACCATCCCGATCTCAGACAAGATCAAAGGGACAATGGACCGGATCAACTGGGCTTATGCCTATGATTGTGTGGGCACGGTCTGGGACAATCTGTATATGTTGGCGGTCCCTCTGGACAGTGCTACAACCAACTCTCATGTCTTGGTTTATGACATGATTGAGAATGCGTGGAGCATCTTCAGTGGTTGGGCACCTTCCGCTTTCCTCCCTGCCAGATTCACAGCAGAGGAGGCTCTGTATTACGGGGATGCTGTAACGGGGAAACTGTACGAGGCTCTGGAGTCGTCGGCTGACACAGATGCTGGCGTAGATATTGATTCGATCATAGAGACAGGGCGATTCAGTTTTGGCGGTACAAGTTTCCGTAAACACTTCCAATACTTAGACCTATATGTTTATGGTGGTACTGGTGGCTCTGTTGAGTTGTATGTAGCCAAGGATGAAGGCGACTTCAGCCTTGCTGAAACATACACAATAACCTCTGGGGGCTTGGCCCTCGGGGTTGTAGACGACGACAACAGTGGTTTTGTTTTGGATGAAAATGCAATCCTCTCCGATGGGGGGTTGTTCAGAAATCGGTTTTACTTGGACAGGTTCGAGGCTTGTCGGGAAATGCAGTTCAAGTTCAGGAGTAACGGGCAGTACAAAGTGAAGATACTGTACTTCTCCGTCTCTGCATTACCAGAAATGGAGAACTTTGACTAATGGCAGATATAACTAAAGGTCATGCATTTAGCAGTGGTGACTTGGTAACAGCAGCAAAACTGAACAACTTGGTGGACGATGCCAGCATAGCAGGCATTACTGAAGCAGCATTTGCTACGGGTTCCCACATCATAACCAGCAGTTCTTCAGCTCCCAGTCCAGCAACTGCTGGTCATGTGTGGTGGGACACTTCAGGTCCAGAGGCAGATGGTCAGGGCATCCTGAAGGTCCATGACGGCACCCGCTGGCAATCGGTTGCCAAGAATGTTGAGCAATACTACACAAACAAAAGTGGTGGAGTGTTGACTTATGGTGATCTGGTTATTTTCAACACAGGTGTAGATCGTTCTGTAACAACAACAACGTCTGCTGGCAACACGTTGGTTGCTGGTGTGGTTGCGAGTGGAACAGATGGTTCTGGCATTGTAGCTGACAATGCCGAGGGTCGAGTGGTTCGTTCAGGTTTGGTGGTAGTAACTACTAATGACCCAGTAGAGAGGGGCGATTACTTAGGTGCATCAGCAACCGCAAAGGAGGCTTACAGTCTGGGCTCTAGCCCAACTGTTGGAGCCTTTGGAATAGCAGTCAAGAACACAGCAACAAACAAGTGGCTTGTCGCTCTGTCAGGTCACACGGTTGACTATATTCAGAAGTCTGGGACAGACTTCTCGCTGGCTTGTCTGGAAGCCGAATCTGCCCATGATGCTTTGGTGAGTTCTACAAATGCTGATATGCCAATATGGAGAGACCTTACATATACTGAAACACTTGCAGATGCCTCAGTGACAGCACAAACATGGACTAAAGACCTTACGGGTCTCCTAGCGGGTCAGTTGCTAACTGTTTATGCTGCTAATGTGGCTATACGGGCTGACGGTGATCTTAGCCCGACCTTTCCTGTATGCATCAATGACCGTCCAGGTGGGTATCGCATTGTCGTAACTGGTCCGAACTTTGCATGGGATACCACGCTGTTAGACACACTCTACTCAGCGGCTATATGGGACGTTGACGGCTCCACGAGTTATCCCGACATTCCTGCTTCTAGTACGGCTGGCAATAGTGCGAACCATATGAACCGATACCTAGATCGAATACACGATCAGATGCCATCGGGTTTGTCTTGGTATGGCACAGTTGAATTCGACAATCCAAACTCAGGTGCCATTGGTGGTTTCAACGCGTTTCGGAAAATGGGCTGGGGATTGATTCTGAAGAACATTTCTGGGACTACATTTATACCGACAGACGGCGATTACAACATGACCCTGCAATGGCTAGACCGAGGCAGAGGAAATAATGCCGGATGCGTAATTTCAGACAGCGATGAGGCGATTTTCTTGGAAGAAGCCGCGGGTTCTGTCCTGCTTGGAACCCTTGGCTACGGGTTTGAGACCGAACTTAAAGCAGTGACGAGATAGGGAGACACAATGCCAATAGACCCTCAGACCGCAATGATGATAATGCAATTTGCGAGTGGCCTGTTTGGTGGACAGAAGAAGCCAAACTTCCAAAAGATCCTCAGAAGAAACCAAGGGCTGTTCCAGCAACAACTGGGGTATGGGGTGCAGAACCTCAACCAGTATGGTGGGCAGTTCATGGATGCCTACTCACAGATGTCTCCCATGTTTGGTCAACTGGCTGCTGGTGCAAGTCAGATGTTCGGAGACGACAACCGAAGATTCCAGTTGGCTCAGGACATGGCTAAGTTCACCCGAGGTGGACAGGCCCAGAGGGGTATCCTCAGATCACCTGCTGCAGCCTTGAAGGAGTCCTTCGCTGGCTTGCAGTTCCAAGAGCAGATGAGACAGCAAGACTTCGGCAACCTCATGGCAGTTGAGCAAGCGTCACCCGCTCGTAACATCTTCGCCATGATGACGCAGGGTATCCGTGGGGATCTGGGCTTCCAAGAGATGGCTGCTCGTCGTCAGGTTTCACAATCCAACCGTGCCAACATGATGAACGCTATATCTGGCATGGGTAACACCTATATGCAGGGTCAAGGGTTGGCACAGGGGAATCGGTACTTGGATATACTGAGTGGGATGGGACAGCAACAAGCGGCTGCATCCGGTGGTGGTTACGCTCCACAGGGTTCGATCAACCAGATGTCTCAGAATATGCCGTGGAACCAGACTAATCCATTTTCCTCGCAGTATCCGTAAGAACCACAAGGAGAACTGATGCCAGATCCAGGTTTTGATTTCACTCGTGGTGGGATTGGGGCAGAGCCTCTTCCGGTCATAGACTTCTCTGCAGGGTTCAAGTACCTGCAAGTCCAGCAAGAGATGGCCCTTCAGCAGTCCCGTGCCCTTCTCTCTAACCAAAGTCGTATGGCTCAGGTGGCCGTGGATCGGGAAACTCTCGTTGAAAGAAGAGCAGAAGAAACGGGGAGGATGACTCGGTTCGAACTTCAATATGGTCCGGGTGGACACGAGGATAAGGAGAGAGAACAGGAGGTACTTGATCGGGCAGCGAAGAAGAACGAACAGGAACTCATTAAGGAAGGATACCGAGTTAGACGAGTTGAGGCTGGAGGACGACTGACCATAGCAGAAGGAGTGCAAAATCTAGGTGTTATGAGAGTTGAGGCTGCGAGGGATAGGTTAGTCTTCCAAAAATCTGAGTTACAAGTGGCGATTGGAAAACTTGAGTTAGCCGGAGAAGACTTAATCACCGAGAGAGATGCCTTGGCTCTTGCCAGAGCTAGACTTGATCGTGAGTTAGCGAATGATCCGTTAAGGTTCGCACAAGCGAATAGGGAACTCCAAGTCAGAGAAGATGCCAACGAGATTGCCATCGCCAGGATTGAGGCTGGTGAAAAGGCACTCGAACAGCAAGGCATAAACTTAGATAAACGACTGACTGCAGCCGGAGCTGCGTTGAAAGTAGCGATTCGGACTAACGAGATTCGTACCGAGGAAGCGGTAATTTCTGCAGGGAGACTCGCAGAAGACATAAAGGATCGAGAGGAGAATCCGAAATCTCATGCTTCAACTGAGGAGTGGATAAGAAGAGCAGAGGCTGAACCTGATCTGAAAAAAGTAGGTGGGCATCTGTTCAAGGCGTTCCATGCTTATGGGGAAGCAAAGAATAGACTTGGACAAGTTGAGAATAAACTTGGAAGTCTATCTACGATCCAACTGAACCTTCTCTGGGATGAGAATGAGAAGAAGGTGAAAGGTAAACTTTCTACTCCAGTTTTCATCAAACTCGAAAACGAACTTGGCAGTCGTGAAGAGGATGCTGCTGAAAAAACCTACGAAGGTTTACCTGATCTAATCGAAGAGAATTCAGTTCCACAGATAATGAGCAGTGTTTCCAGGGAAACTGTTAGTGCCTTACTAGACCTTGAGATCAACGGTGAGGAAGCAACCTACGAGGAAAAGAGGGACGCATTAAGAGGTCTCCTTGAAGTTAACTTTGCGAACGCATTGAATGTATATCAAGGTTTCTTTCCACACCCGGCTGACGGTCAAGTTCAAGTCGCCCCACTTCCAGCAAGAACAAGGAGAGGCAAGTTAGCAAACATTGCTGAGATGGCGGTAGCAGGAAATCTATCCTCAGAACACTGGCAGAAAGTTAAGGGTATGGAGATTGTCTTTGATCAACTCTACGGCCTTCTTGGTGAAACAGATGGCAAGAAACAGATCGGTCCAAAATCCAATAAGGACTCAGATGTTCAACGCTTTACCGAACTTCTCTTTGACATGGCAGAGACAGAAGGAGAGCGGTTCAAAGCGTTCGGTGATGTGTTTGGTAAGATTGGTTATTCAAACAAAACGCTCTTAGTCGAGAAGGCCAGGGCTTTACTCGCTGAAGGCTTCAAGATAAACAAGATTGGCGATATGTTGCCGCCAAATGTAGACGCTTACGGTGCGTTCCAGTCCACCTTCAGATCACTTTTGGCTGAAGAAAACAATACGGGGATGCGGATGGCTGGAGTAACCGAGGCTGGGCCAATCGTACAAGGTCTTTCAACCATAGGTGCTACAGAGATAAATAGGGAGGGAGAGGAAAGTCCCGATAACCCCTATAGGAATGCAAGTCCATACCACCGGCGAATGATTACTTCAATGTTCGATGCCTCTAAGGGCGATTCCAAAGCGTTTGTTGCAGCGTTTGTTTACGAGTTTGAAGTCATGGATGATGTTGAGAAGATATTTGAAGGAACATGGCCAAATCAAAAACCGATAACAGGAAGGGCGACACAAAGATTCGTACCACACGAGAACTCTCCAGTTGTTGATTATGTGCGAAGCGGCTTGAGAGGTGGTGTCCCAGCCGCTCAAAACTATACTGCCAGCAAGAGAAGAGTCCTTGAACTGTTTAAAAAGTGGAAGTCGGATAATCCCAAGGCAGAACATCTCCAGTGGGCAGATGCTCATTGGGAGAGAATCCCTGATCCGACTGACGAAGACAACTTCGTCTATGAACTCTATAGGCTTGAAGGCACTGGCCCAAATGCCCTGCAGCCGTGGGGAGGGGTCGCCATTTTCGATCCTGTTACAGAGGACGGCGGATCTAAATGACCGGAGATCAAATCGAAGCTTTATCTCTTCGATGGCAACAGGGCTGGATCGCTCCGGTGCCCGTAGAGGAGGGTACGGATGCTGCTCCTGCGAAAGACGATCTTACTTATTGGGGAACACCTAAAGAAGCCGAGACTTCTTGGTTGGAGCTGCAAGGAGACCTAACTCCTCTGGGTAGATATATTGAGTGGGGAACCCAAGATGATCTATTACAGTTTGATCGCCCGGAAGAACTTACTGAAGGCACCTTCTGGAGTTTGGAATCAAGAGCGAATCAACCTCACTTCAAGACTGAGTGGCGTGAACAGTACCGAAGAGATGCGTGGAATACTGCTATCAACCGAGCGGCTAAAGAGGGCGATGTAGATTCCTGGGTTGTTGAGGCTGAGTTCAGGAAGGCTGGAAGAACCCAAGATGATGATGAGTTTGGGTGGAATCCGTTTGAGGGGTTTTTGAAAACAGCGGGAATGCCTTACGGGAATGGTGATTGGCTTAGTGCCGATCAAGTCTTGCAAGCAATAGGTCATGTAGACCCGGATGATGAGACTCAAACTCCCGATGCTGATGGACTAGAGCGGCTTGAATTTCTCCGCAGTGCTGGCGGTCCACATGAGTTCGAGCAAAGAGCAACAGCAGAACTAACGAGAATGTATCGCTATGAAAGACTGAGCGAACAGGGCATACCTGGGTTTGTCACTTTCATGGCAGGTCAAATCGCTGCTGATCCAATGAACATTCTTCCCGCCAAACTCGTATACTCTTCATTCAAAGCTTTATGGACTCTAAGGAAGATACGGAAGGGCATGAGGAATATAAGGAATGTTCGAGATGCTGATCGAACAATCCGGGTAGCCCAAGAAACTGAAAAGTTCATTCCAAAGTTAGCGTTGAGCATTGGGACTGTTGGGTTTGCTGGTGGGGCTAGTTTGGGTTTGGAGTCTTATGTCTCTCAGACTCCAATGACTGTAGAAGAATATAAAATGGCTGGATTGTTTTCTGTGGGGCTTGTGCTGGGCATAAATGGCTTGTCTGGACTTGCTGGCTTCAGACGAGCAAGTGTTATCAGGCAAGCAGAGGAACAGCGAAGACTGCTAGTGAGAGATGCACAAGGTCGAGAGGTCGAGATCTCTCCTGCTGATATAAAGACAGAAATCCATCTTGAATCAGAACACGCACGAGTCAATCACCAAGTTGACGAGGCTATAGCAAACGGTGACACCCCTATCGAGATTATTGGGGAAGCGGTTTCGGCTGTAGCAGCAAGGCTAAACCAAGTAGCGGGTCTTGGGTTGAGGGCTTTCAGTGATCTCCAGTTATCACCCAACCCTGCTATGCGGTGGTTCTATGCCCTTCTTGGTCGAGAGTCACTGGAGACTACTGGCCCAAGACAAGAGGTAGTGGTTGCTCATAGACGTAGGAGCATTGCACGAATTGCAGATGCTGTGAAGCATTTGACTACCGAAGCGGCTCAGAAGCATGGAACAGATCCTCTTATTGCCAAAGACATGGATCATAAAGTTTTAAGAGTTACCCAGACAAAGGTAGCAGGAGAACCCGTAGTCAATGATTTCCTCCAGGCTGTGATTGAAGTTGCTGACGAGGGGCCGGGTCGTTTGGAGTCTGACTACTGGAAAAAGTTTAATCTCACACCTGAACAGAAGGCTTCGATCCTACTCCATGCCAAACGGGTTGATAGGGTCTATGACGATATGCGGCTGGGAATGGAACCTGCTGGTTGGGGTAAATCAAAAGAGTTTTACTGGAGTCATGGAAATAGAGAAGAGGCATTAGTCTTCAAGCCAGAGGCAATAGCCGATTTCAAACGCAGGGCTAGGCGGCATCTTGTTCTAGAAGGAAAGAAGCCAGATGGATCTGATTATACGCCAGAAGAAGCAGTTGCTAAGGTTGATAGGGATCTAATACAGATCCAAAATGTTTTCAAGAAGTCTGATGCAGCAGAAGAAGTTGGATTTCATTTGAACGACGAGGGTGAACTCAAAGTTCATATGTTGAATGACAACGCTTTACCTTTAGAAGCTGGCTCGCTGAAAGAAAGAACTCTGGATTATCCGTGGCGAGTTCTGCGTAGTTTCCACCTTGACGATCTTCAGGTTTATTTCAACATTCTCATGGATCGTGCCCCGGCTGAAGCAGCCCAGGTTCATTTGGCTAATCTCAAGAGTTCCAGTGTCCATAAGGTTCTGCCACCAGAGCCAGTGGTGAGGGTCGAGACTCCGAGAGCAGTGGAGGGCGAGGCTCCCCGTGAAGTAGACACACCCAACTACGCAGAGAAAATGAACACGGACTTCACACCAAGGCGACGAGCAATAGAAATGGAAATGGCTGGCGAAGGTAATGCTGAAGAGTTGCTTGCAACTTTCCAAGAAGTTGCGAATAGAACAACCGCTAACATCAGAGCGTCAGAAGCAGCCAATGCTAAACCACTAAAGATAAATGCAGAAATAAAGAGCGATGTTGAAAGGCTTCGTGCAGTAGCAGAGGCTCGTAAAGGTGCTGGCGATGCAATGCTGGATGAACTGGTTGTCCGTGTCAATAAGGAAATTGATCTACTGGATTCACTAGAGCCTAAGTTAGATAAACTTGAGATAGAACTCGGACAAGCAACAAGGAAACGCCAGCGACTACTAGATGCAACTAAAAAGAACCGCCAGCGTTTCCAAGAAAAACTCAACAAACAGATTGAAGTCCAGAAAGAGAGGGTCGAGGCTGGCCGTGCCAGACAAGAGAAACCCATTCCAGAACAACTGGATGATATAACTGTTTCAGAACGCAAGTTGGTTGAAGTCGCTACTGAGAGAGGTAGAAAAGCAAAATCCAAACTTGAGGGCAGGATACTCCACACTCAATCACAGGCCGAGATTGAAGAAGCAAGTGTGAGGGTGGGAGAGTGGGTCCAGGGTGGAAGAGTCGGCAAGTTATCGAGCGAAGGTAGTCCCGCATACACAAATAGGGATGCACAAAAGGATATTGATTTCCTTACAGAACATGGTGCCAGTTCCACTCTCAAGAGGGTTCTTCAAAAGCCAACTGATAAATTCATCAACACAAGACGTAAATCTGGGGAGTCTTATCGAAAGAAAAACCAAAAGGCTCAAGAGGAGTTGTCGGATTTCGATAGCAGTCCTGGTGATCGGTTCACTCCCAAGGAAAGAGCCGAGTTGGACGAGTTGCTTTCCAAGAGAGATGATCTCAAGTGGGAACAAGATTACAACATCAGCAACAACATAAATCCTGAACTCTCGTGGGTGCAAGAGATTGACAATCATAGGACCAAAGAAGTTATCCCGAAATACAGGAAACTGTTGAGGAAATGGTCTGATCCAAACAAACCACCCGAAGACAACCCTCTCATTTCTCCAGAAGAAGTTGAGATAATCCATGCTCGCAATCAAAAGGTACTCGATCTGAATGTCGAACTCACAAGGCTTAGTGCAGAAGTAAATGAAACAAAGGCATTTATCTCTGCGTCAATTGGACATCTCGAACAGGCTACAGAAATAAGTCACTATCAAGAGGCTCTTCGCAAACGATCCGGTGGGAGAGGTTGGGAAGAGGAAGGACTTGCTGCCAGGATTCTAAAGAACAGGGGGGAGGCTAAGACAGCAAGAGATGACGCAGTTGTAGCAAAGGCAGCAGCAAAGGAATCTACAAAAGAATACCGTGATGTTTTAGGCGTGCACCCTGAACGGGGTGAAGTCACAGAAGGGCAGTTCAATGCCAAGGTAAAGGGTCTAAGAAGAGATACCGCTGCCAAACATATGTCATTGGGTGTTGTCATCCAGAACGGACGGTACACCTTCACCAAGGACAAGGGGACAATCGGTGGTCGAGTAGGTGAATGGTGGGATAAGAAAATAGACGCTGCAACAGAAAAGCGGAAAGTTCTTACCAAGTCTCTAGTGAATGAACCAAGAGTCGGCGGTGAAGCAGAACTAAGCAAACTGGATGAAGAGATCAGGAAGTTGAATCAACAAAAACTAACTGAAGCATCCACACTTGCTCGCTTCAGGGATGCACTTCTTGGTCAGGAAGTTAGTGAACGTCTAGCAGCCCAAGAGATTTTTGGACAGATAATGTCTGCGGGAACTATGGGACTTGTCAGAAACATATCTCATTCTAGTGGTTTAGACATTGGGATTATGATTGCGAAGTTTGACAATGTGCATAGGGTTTTCGAGGCTACTAAATTTGCCTTGGAGTCTTCACTCCTTCGTGGTCTTGCTCTGAAAGATCCAGATGTCGCTCAAACTATGGCACAGATTGCAGAAGCAGCCATGATTTCTGGTCTGGACAGCATGGGTGGCCTTTCGGGAAGGGGTGCGAGTTCCCTGATCGAAAGTGCTGAATCTTTTGTCCCTCAAGTCAAAGGTGGCTGGTCGAGGAAGGTAGTTGAGAAATCAAGGGCTGGTGTGGGTCATTTAGGGAGAGGTTGGAGGACTTCAACGGGATTCATAATAGTAGAACCTGCCCTTAAAGCCGCTTCGCATACCTTAGAAGTAACTAGGTTCTTGGAGATTTCCGAGAAACTCGTAGACGGTAGGGGGATCAACGATTTTGAAGCAGCCATCCTGAAGAAGATGGGGCTTAGTTCAGAGGATGCTGAACGAGCATACTGGCAGTGGTTTCAACATGACAACACAACCATGACCAGGACGGGCTTGAGACAAATAACTTGGGAGGGTCCGAACTCATGGCCGGATAAAGGTCTTCAAAACAGGGTTGCGGGTGCCATTGACCGAATGTCCGAAGAAGTTTCCTTGAGACCGGACATAGAAGATGTTGGTAAAGTAATTCCTAGCGGTGTGCCACTAAGATACAGGCCATTTCGGGAAACTTTAATATCCCCACTCAAAGCATTTGCTACTTACGGAGAGAAAGTCATTGGTGGCAGAGTAGTTTCAACAGCAACCAGACTGCCCAAGCATCCAGAAGAAGCACTACCTGCATTTTCCAAGGCATTCAAAGCTGCCTTGTTTTATTACAGTTGGCAAGAAGTAAGAGAGATGGCTGAGAACGCAGGTCTTCCAACAAGGTTGCAAAGAAAGAGAACCACCTACGAAAAAATACTAAACGCTTTCATGTCTGTTGGCATGGGTGGTCGAGCGGGTGATCTTATCAGGCACCCACCGTCACTTGGGCCAGAAGGTAGACCCATCTATCTAATGAAAGAAAAAGCGATTGGAAGGATTTTGTTTGCCGTTTCCCCTGGAACGAAGGGAGCTGTCGATATTGTATCTGCCTTTGCAGAATCCTTTGAAGTAGACACTGAAAAGAAAGCGTACAAGTGGGTTCTTTATGCTCCCTTTATTGGGATCACTGGAGCAAGGGCGTTTGCATCGGAAATGGTTGACCAACTGGTCAAGGCCAACGCCTTACTCCCTTCTCCAAGCATCCATGCTCCACTAAAGGAGCAGGATTGATCCCATGCCCTTTGAAGACGTATCCCAACTAGGTCTTGCTGCAGTTGTAGCCCTCTTACTCTTGAGGGAAACCTTTGGATTCCTTAAAACGCAGAAGACAAATGGCACCACCACCCCCAACAGTTGGGCATACGACACGAACAAAACCATGAGCAGACTGGAAAACGAAATAAGAACCCTGGTTGCAGAGATCAGGAAAATGAATCAGGCTCTTAACAACTTGAGCAATCTACTCACGTTGCAGACCCATGAGTTGAAAGAATCAAGGAACGAGACCAAGGATGTCCAGAAACAAGTTCGGAAACTCAGAGAGGAAATGAGGGAAAGATGAAGACTAAGTTTGTTCTGGTCCTGTTCTTGTTCGCAACCATGTCAGGTTGTGCATTCTGGGACGGGTTCCAAAGGGGTATTACTGGAGAAGACCCAGTGGCTGCTGCTTCGATAGAGGTTGCTGGTGAGGCTGCTGGTTACGCAGTTGTTGATAGTGTAGGTTTCTTTCCTTCACCTTGGAGGGAGATATTGATTGCTTTGCTCTCTGGTGTTACAGGTTGGTCTGCTGCAACTAGGAAAGGGAAAGAAAAATGAATCTTCTTCAAGATGTTTTCGCCTCTCGTAAGGCACAGGGTTTAGTGTTGTTGTGTTTGATTGTTGTTCTTGGTGATAAGGTCGGCATGACGACTAATGAGGTGACTCTTACAGCGCAGGGCATCATGGCATTCATCATAGGTCGTGCAATCCATGACAACGGCATAAGCAAAACATCATAGATCTTTCTTCTTCTTACGGGGGATTGGGATGGTTTCTCCCAGTCTCCCGTTTTCTAGCATTCCCTCTCTGATCTCTGCCGTCCTCGCCAGTATGTGGTGAAGCATCTTCGGGTTGTATGGACGACCCGATTGGTTCTTACCCTTGAGGATATTGTTTATCAGATACAGAGCTTCTTCTGCCTCCATCCAATCATCATCATATTTGTATTCTGGGTATCCGGGCACAGGTCGAAGGGTCATTCCGCTTCCGAACACCACAACCATATACCAATGGCATCTGCCTCATTGTGATCGGTGACTTCTGGGTATCTCTTCTGGACATACTCGACCATATCTTCCTTGGTAGCCCTGCCTGTCCCGGTGACTGCCTTCTTGATTGTCATGGGTGAGACGCTGGAGATACCCCAGTCCCGTTGGGTGGCTACAAGGATAAGGATGCCAGCCATTGCATTGAGGGTGAGGTTGGCATGACCGGGCACGTTGAATGACTTCTCGTAGATCACTTCGTCAGTGTCGAGGGTGCGTAGCCAGTTGTAGTATTCTTCGAGGCGTTGCCCTAAGTCCTTTGGGAACTTCTTGATACCGTGGGTAACGTCTCCCTTGTTGTGGAAGGCCCAGCCTGTCGTCGTCCCCAGATCCAAGCACAGTATCTTGTGCATCTTCCCCCAGGTTCACCATTCCCCTGTAATCCCCCTGCGTCCAGTAATGTCGTAGCGCATCATAACACGATTATGAATGTGTTGTACTGAAGCACGAACTACATAACCATTGGGGCCAGTGTCCATTCGGAGATCACGCCAGCGCACGGGGAACCTTCCCCTCTTGCTCAGTTCAGTAGCCTCCACCTTGAGTGCGCTCCTCCATGAGTTGCGAGTCTGTGATCTGAGACGACGACCCATCTTCTGGGTATCAGGATCGGGCATGACTCCCATGCTGAAAGCTATGTCGAGCAGACAGTTGACCTGCTCGGCCATGTCTTGATTCTCCATGTGGATGGGGAGGTAGGATCGGCAGAAAGGACTCAAGGGGTTGCTGTCAAGCCACAGCCCCGTTGCCGGATCTCTGCTCAGATATTCCTTATGAACACTAGGAGACTCTACCAACATGATTGACCCTAAATCGTTGGAGGGGGGTAGCATCGTCCCCCCCCCCACCAGAAAGGAGGATGCATCTAGAATGGCACTTCATCTCTCGAAATGAAATCTTCAGGTTCGACGGTCGCCTTCTCCGGGCCTGTGTGCTTGGCCTGTGCTGGATTGCGACGAGGGGACGCGAAGCCCTTTGAGTCCACACGAGTCCCCGTGCCTCCACCGTCCTTCTTCTCGTAGTTCACCACCGTGAGAATGAGAGTGCGCCCTGCATCCGAGCAGTCTCGAAAATCCTGCAGAGGATTCCATTCCCGGCGATCACGCTCGTCTGGTTCCTCCTCCCAGTATTCAACCGAGGGGTGATCCAGTGCGCCCATTACTTTCCAGAAGATCCAAGACCCCTTACTGTCTGGCTCAATCTCTGCTGTTACCCACTGTCTGATCGTCCCCTCACCCTCGACCTCGTAGGTGAGACAAACCTGTTCGGCATTGGTGAACCTGTCTGTTGTCGGCTCAACGTCAGCGATCACTGCCTTGTAGGTTCCAGGTTTCAACATACTGATCTTCCCCGGCTTGTCGTCATTCGGGGGCTTACCTTCCCATGCTGGCATCAGCCTTCCTTTCAAGTCTAGCAAGACTCCTGCTTACTTCTTCTAACTCGCCACTCAACTTCGAGAAAAGGTTCTCAAACTCCTCCTGTTCCTTTCGATTTTGATTATGTATCGAATAGAGCAACTCCTTGATACCTTTCACATCACTATCGTACACTTTCGGGGTCGGCCACCCTGCCATCACTTGCCTTCCTTTCGCACTGTTTCCTGTTGGTGTTCTGCTTCTTCACACATACATAGGTCACATAGAAGGTAAGATTCCAAACTGGTTTTCCAAGTTTCAGGATTCTTTCTAGTAATAGTTCCAACATATTGAAGCGTGGCAATCCTGCCACATGAATGACATGGTGCGTCGATCAGTTGGTCTTTCATGCTACCCATTGTTTGCCTTCTCTCTTTCTGCTGCCCTCTCTTCTTCTGCTTCTTGTTCCCAACATGGATCACAAAGCATTGCTTCTTTACCTTCGGGTTCATCATATTCAAATGACTCAACACTAACTAACGACCCACATTTTTCACATGGACCATCAGGATATGTGTCTCTCATCCAACTCATGCCTTCCTCCTAAATCTTGAAGCCTTCAAAGTCTTTTCCTTCACCTTCGTCGGGGAACTCCTCCTCCATGTCTTCGTCAATCGTACTCTTGATCGGATTACCCACTGTCCTGTGCCTTCGGGCCTTGTGCAGTAGGGGTTCCTCCTCCTCAAACATCTTCATCACACGACGATCAAAGTCGTCTGTCTTCACGATCATGTAGCCAGTGCCATGTCTCCCTGAATTCACCGGGGCCATCTTGAAATACACCCCAAACATTTCACCGTCATGCTCAACTCTCCTGGTCATGGCGATCTTCCACCACTTCTTTGGGAGATCGAAGGGTGAAGAAATCAACCCTTCAGAGATCAGGACAGAAGCTGCTGCCTCCTTTGCTGCTGGGAATGCCAGTGCCACGCCCATTCCAGAACAGTCACGGATATCACTCATCGTCTCCACCTCCCTTCACTACCTTCAAGAGTGCAGTCCAAGAGGTCTCGATCACTTTGCCGTTGAGTGCCTTCAACCGACTACCCGCTTGCATGATTGTCTTTTTGCCTGACCTCTCATGCTCGTAGCCTTCAAAGGACAGAGTGTACCCCTTCTTCTTCGAGCGAGAGGCAATGGCGATGTGATCCACTTCGCCCGGAACCCAGTGCGCTAACTTTCCGGGGAGGTCCAGCACCTTGCTTACCTCGCTGGTCTCTTCGTCAATGAGCCTCTTGTTGTGTGCCACCAGAATGGTGGTGCAGGGGAGTGCCCTAATTTTCGTGAGCATTGTCATTACAATCTCACGGTGCGTGACCCATCCAATACCGTGGGGGAATT